CCTGATATGGTGTTGCCCACGCCGCACCCCAACAAACTCCAACGCCAACGTCCCTCGCCGCCTGTGCAACTGCATCTGCAATGTCATCGTATAAATTTAATTCCCATGACGCCCTTGAGCCAACATATGCCATGAGGTCTACGGCTAAACCGTCCAAATGTTTAGATTTTAAAGTTTTGCTTGCGCCCTTTTTGACTAACATACGCTGCTCTTCAAGTGAACGACGACCACAAATACATCCAAAATCTACTTTTGTATGGTGTATAGCTGTTTTGACTATCGCTTGCAGTCGTTCATCGACACCTTCTAGCTTATCAAGACTACGTTGGCTTAACTTAAAACTCATAACTCCACCTTTCCACTCATAGGTATTTTTCCAAAGGTCACGCACATCCATGCCATCACGACATGATCAGGAAAATTATCACTAACAAGCCCAAGACCATAAACCACTGTTGAGTATTCACATTCTTCCTTAGACTTAAACAAGGGCGAGCCTGCTGTCATACAATCACTGGGAGTGCAAAGTAAAAAGATTGCAGCCCAAATCAAAGTCCTCCTCCATATTTAAAATCGTTCTACATACTTGGCGATTTGGCTGCAAAAAGGCAACAGAGCTATCGCCATTAAAAGGTTTGCGCCAGAATGAACGATAGCTATTCTAAACGTGTCACCCTTTGGCATACCATCGGACACGAAAAACCCTGCCAACCAAATTGTTCCAGTTGTGCCAATATTTGCGCCTAGTACACAAGCTATGGCCGCTGGCAGCGGTATTGCTCCAGAAGCTACTAAGGCTATGATTGCAGTAGTAGAAAGGCTGCTTGATTGCCACAGAAGCGTCATGGCAATGCCACCGATAAACATGTAAATTGGATTGCCTAAAAAGAAATTTAAATGCTCTAAATTCCCCATCGACTTCATGCCGCCGCTAAACATTTTTAGCCCGACATAAAAAATTACGAGGCCGAACAATGCTTGTATTGGTGGAGAAAAAGTCATGTTTTTATTTTCATGTATTTGCTGACTGCACGGTTGCCGAACCAGAACGACATAATAGCAGCAAACAGTCCTGCTGTAGCGTCATCCCATATCAGACTAAGAGCGCGGCCCAAGTCGTGTCCCACATTAAGCAAAGCTAATAACGCTGTTACTTTAATGGCAACGAATAAGCCAAAAAAACAATAAGTAATGACAGGGCGGACAGAACCTCGAAGCGCATTGATAAAACCTCCAGCATCCACGCTATCATGTTTGTACAACCCCTCTGCTTCTTTAATGTCTGCTTCTTTGTCGAGAAGCTGAAGCTTCAACTCAGAGCGTTTGGACAACATTTCCATCTCAACCTTCATAAGCTCAAGCTTATGTTTATGGTTTTGACTTGCCTTGAAATAATTCAAAACCTCTGGCAAGAAAGATGTTCCAAAGCCAAGTAAACTTCCCAAAAGTGTAATCATTTATCCCTCGTAAAAGCTTGGAACATTTCATAAATAGCTTGTTGATATTGAGTTATAGAATTTACACTACCACTCTCTACTTGTTCTAAAGCAGCCTGATAGTCATCAATTTGATGCTGCATCATTTTTACTTGTTCTTTTGTTTCGTCTAGCAGTTTTCTTAGAACTTCTGCTTCGTGTTGTATTGTCATTTTTAATCCCAGAACTTGGTTTCTTTCGGGAGGAACTTGGGCTCACAGTGCGCTTGGATTTTGTTTTGGATGTAGACCCTTTTGGTCGTCCACGTCTCGTTTCCGGTTTTCTCAATGGCTTTGGCAAAATAGGCACATCTTTGGATGTCTCTGAAAGCGGCAACTCCTCCGAGTTGGGTTTCTTGCCCGTCAATAAAGACCACCAAAATAAAGGCCAAAACCACTTCATTTCTCAGATCCCAGCCACACCGCTATTGTTCCCGTCATCGCCCCACTGACTACCGAAATCATTGCGGATTGCTGTGTTGATAAATCATCAAGACTCATTCCCCAATTTATAACTTTGATATACATGATAGTCATGACCAACATCATTAAACGAGGCATGAGCTTGTACTGAAGTATTTTTTCAAAAGTGTTCGTCACCTTAAACCTCTACATCAACCCTTGAACCCTGTGGCCTTTCCACATTTTTTCTTTCACCCAACCTATCATAACTGTATTGTAAAGCAACCTGTTGCTGTTCCACCACCTTTTGCTGCCTGTGCACTCGCTGATGTTCCCGTTGAATATTCTGTTGCGCTTGCTGATTTTCAATACTGCGCTGGGCTAGTTGCACCTCATGCAACATAGCAAACTCAGATTTCCCTACCATGCTAACCAATCGCTGACCTCATAACCATCACCAATACAAATAAACCGCCTACGCAAATTATGAACAAAATGATGCCTAGAGCCCATTCTATAATACGCTGCCGTATCTCAATCCTGCGAAACTCATGCTCTCGTTTTTGCTTACGCAAATCCGCTTCTATCTGTAATATTTCCTCCCAATAAGATGGCCCATACAAATAAGATATATAATCCTTCATCTCTTTACGCATGGCTTCAGCCTTTCGCTTTGCAGCGAAAATCTCCATGGCTTGAGCCTCGACACCTCCTCCAAGTGCCTTATACCAAGGGGGCTTTTGCGCTTGCTTCTCAGCAAAGTCTAGGTCTGCCATAGCACCGCCCCATCGTGCTAGGTCCTTACCCATTCCTTCTAAATCTCTGCCAAATTGAATACCTTTTTTTATGGCATTAAAAGCAGCACTTGCCCCTGCAATCGCAGTGACAACATCAACCATACATTAGGTGTATCCCATGTAACCGCCGCCCTTTTTAGCAGCGCCCATGCCACGAGCCGTCATCTTGGTCATACCAGAAGGAACCTTTACCTCCTTGGCTTCCCCCAAAGGAACCTTGCCCTGACCTTTAATATCATTAAACGGTTGCGCCTTCGGAGCCGCACCCGGTGTATTCGTCACAATCTTTACTTTAGCCATCACTGACCCCTTTGCTTCAACATTTCACGCTGCATCGCACTATCTATACGTGCCGCCGTCTGCGCCTCTTGGCTCGCCAGCCGCTTGTCAAATTGTTCCGCCCGCATCTGTTGGTTCTGAGCCTCAAGCTGCAACTTGGCCTGATCGGTCTGAGCATCTGCCTGTTCCGACTGCGCCCTTATCTGCAACTCTTGCTCCTTCAGCTTTATCAAAGGATCTGGCCCCTGACCAGAGACTTGTGCACTCAACTGCTTTAATTGTTGCATACCCTGCGCAATACCCTGCGCAACCAAAGCCTGCATCTGCATCTCCTGTTGCTCCACAGCCATAGGACCCGCCTGCTGCATTTGCATCATAGCCTGCTCCTGTGCCTGCAACTTTACATGCTCCATAACATGCTTCTGCATAGACATCGCAATCGGAGGCATACCACCTATCATAGGACTAGACGCAAAAACCAAATGCGCCATAATATGTGCCTGATGATTCTGCCCCTGAAACGCAACCAACGGCACCATATCCATAGCGTTGATATTCTCCGAAGCAGGGTCCACGGGCCGTGGCTCCTCATCCGGAACCTTCTTCATCAAACGATCTACATCCGTTACACCAATCGCTTCATACATGTCACGATAAACCTCATGCATGTTATGCAACTCAGGAGCCGCACTCGCCAACTGCATCTTAGTCTGAGCCAAAGCTATCCGCTGCGCCTGACTAAACGTATTCGGATTACTGACCGGAACAACATCCACACGATCATCAAAATCAGAGGCCATTATAGCCTGATCACCGCCCTCAACACTGTACGGATACTCCTGCGGTAAAAACTCACTCATAACTCGCGCAAGCAACTTAAACTCAATACGCATCGCATAGTGAAGCCGCTTGTGAACCGCACTCATCACACGCGTACCCTGCTCCAACATAGCCAACGTAGTACCAACCGCAGCCTGCTGATTACCATCACCAACCTTCAAGTCAGTAATCGTAGCAAACCGTTGACCCGCCTGAACCACAAAACCCAACAAATTAAACAACGTCTGGTCCGGACCCTTAAACGGTAACGGCATCAAACTGTCCCGAATAGCACCACCCGGCGCATCCACATCCCTAAACTCACCCGGCTGCAACGGATCGTCATCGTCCCTGATCCGTAAACCGCGGGCCTTGAAACCCGCAGGCAAATTCGACAACGTACCCGCATCAATCAGTTGCCGCAAAGCCGCAGTCGCCGTCCGCGATAAACCGCCAATCGTATGAATAAGCCCTAGTCCATAAAACCCAAAACCCGGCAAAAACTTGTAATGCACAAAATATTGTATCTTGCGCTTTAACTCGTCATCCTCACGATAATTACGCCGAATCGACAATATCTGACCGTTGTCCTGCGATATTGTCACAACATACGGTATCTTTACACCCGTAGCTTCACCCTCTTCGTCCTGCTCCTCAAACCCCTCCAAGTCCAAATCCGCATGGAACTCTATCAAAGTACAGTCATAATCAATATTACTAGGCTCCAAACCCGTAATACGGTCCAACTCACTC